ATTATATTGTTTAATGTATTTGGTGACGCTACCATACCTTTACTCATGTATAAACTTGAGAGAGAATACTGGTCACTCATAAAGACATTTCTTATATACCTTAACAGGTATCCAGAATATCATGGGTCACTAGAGACGGTAGATACAGATGATGATGTCGCAGATTTGCTTAGAGACCTATGATTAATGAAGATGCTCCAACAATGAGTGCAGGAAACGGTGGCTTCTCTGGAAGTGCTGCTTCTACTGGACCTGTTGCTGGATACGATCCTCTTCTAGGTCATGGTAAACCAAAGCGACGCAAGTTTGGAATGCCAACAGGTGTTCCCACTGGATATAAGAATCGTAAGAGATCTTATACAGGGAATGATTCCCCTAGTCCAGCAGTTAATAAGGGTTTGAAAGAAGGCTCTTATACATCAACAGACAAGGAAGATAACTATCTTCCATACCTCATTTGTTATGACGGTATAGATAATTTTGTCCTATACGGTAGGTCACCTGCTGAAATTAAAATTCAGTTAAGGAAAATCTTTAGACCAGAAGGTCATAAGAAGATTAAGATCAAGAGACTGTATCCTAATGAAGTGATTAAATTCTATTGGGACAAGAGACAAAAAGCACTAACTAATCAATGACTTATTACGCACCAGACAAAGTTCCTTACGATGAATGGTTTGATCCTAATTATAAATACGAACCACATCCCTATGACAATTGGCCCATTGCTGTTGAAGTAGAGGAAGACTCAATACATCAGAAGATGTATGAGTTAGCAACAAAGAATGGTACCACAGTGGGTGGGTCAGAAAATGTCCAACGAACTTAACACAGCAATTTTAGAAAGATTAGAAAAAGTAGTTGACTCTCTTCAAGATAATTCAGTGAAGATGGGTCAACTTCTTGCTGTACATAACGAGAAACTTGACAAGCAAGATAGAATAGATGCTGTATTGTTTGAGAAGGTGGAGTCACTCCATCGTGAAGTAAATCGTAGAGCAGAGGAGATTAAGAAAGGTTGTGAAAGAGACATCCGAAAGGTCGATGACCGTCTTAGACTCATGGAAAAGAAGATGTGGACTATTTTTGGTGCTCTGTCTCTTTTATCTTGCTTGGTTAGTCCAGTCGGACAAGCGGTCCTAAGAAACTTGACAGATACAAAGCCATCTGCTACAGTTAATACACCTAATAGAATTGCATGGACTACGTTGAGGACAAATACATACGATTCCTCAACACCAGACTTGACAAGTTCAAGAACATAAAACCAGGATTATACAACTTCCGTTGTCCTTACTGTGGTGATAGTCAGAAGCACCGCACTAAAGCAAGGGGGTATTTTTTTCTCAAGAAATCAGAATACATTTACAAGTGTCACAACTGTGGTGTAGGAAGAAGTCTTGGGAATTTTTTAAAGGACCATGCTGTTGACCTCTATGACCAGTTTGTTATGGAGAAATACAAGTCTGGAATGACTGGTAAGGGGAGACACACACCCAATCCAAAGTATAAATCCAGCAAGCCTAACTTTACTAAGAAGGTTGAAGATCTTCAGAGTATAGGGGAGCTAAATAGAAAACATCAGGCAAGAGAATACTTAGAGAAACGACAAATCCCACAGGAAAAGTTATCCTCTTTGTATTATACTGATAGGTTTAAAACTTGGATTAATTCTAAGAAACCTGGTACTTTTCAGAGTCTCCAGAATGATAGACCTCGTATCATTATTCCACTGACTGACAAGGATGGTAAATGGTTTGGGGTGCAAGGTAGATCTCTTTTACCTAACTCAACAATGAGATACATCACTATCTTATTTGATGAGGACAAACAAAAAGTATTTGGACTTAATAATGTTAATGAAAGTGAACCAATCTACATCACCGAAGGACCAATCGACTCGCTCTTCTTGGATAATTCCGTTGCGATGGCTGGGTCTGACTTTGATCCTAGGTCGTGTGGTTGGAGCGATTATATTTGGGTTTATGATAACGAACCTCGTAACAGACAAATCGTCGAGCGAGTCACCAAGTCAATCGACAGAGGTGAAAAAGTAATCATATGGCCACAGCAGGTGACAGAAAAGGACATTAATGATATGATATTGAAAGGGAGAAACCCACAATCGATTATAAAATCTCATACCTATCAAGGTATACAAGCAAAAATAAAACTTAACGAATGGAAACGAGTATGATCAACGTTATTAAACGTAATGGTCGGGGTCAAGAGCCCCTTAACCTTGAGAAGATTCATAGGATGGTTGAGTTTGCATGTGAAGGACTGGCAGGTGTGTCAGAGTCACAAGTAGAAATGAATGCCAACCTACAACTCTTTGATGGTATCTCAAGTGAGGATATCCAAGAGATTCTTATCAAGTCATCTAATGATTTGATTAGTTTGGACAATCCTAACTATCAATATGTTGCTGCACGACTCTTACTTTATGGTCTGAGGAAGTCAGTGTATGGAGAGCACCCTGACGTGCGTCCTTATATTGTTGACCATATTAATAAGTGCGTGGAGAAGAAAGTCTATGATAAAAGTATTATTGAGAAGTATTCCGACTCTGAGTGGGAAGAGATTGATGGATACATTGATAATGATAGAGATCTTTTGTTTACATATGCTGGTCTTAGGCAAGTAGCAGATAAATATCTCGTACAAGACCGAAGCAACGGTAAGGTGTTTGAGACACCGCAACAAATGTATATAATGATCGCTGCAACATTGTTTGCATGTTATCCTAAAGAAACACGACTGGACTATGTAAAACGGTACTATGACTCAATCTCAAGACACAAAATCAACATCCCAACCCCCGTTATGGCGGGAGTACGAACCCCCCTTCGCCAATTTGCAAGTTGCGTTTTGGTTGATGCTGATGACACCCTCGATAGTATCTTTAGCAGTGATATGGCTATTGGCAAATATGTCGCTCAGAGGGCAGGCATCGGCATTAATGCAGGGAGGATCCGTGGCATCAACAGTAAAATCCGTGGAGGAGAAGTTCAACACACAGGTGTCGTCCCTTTTCTCAAAAAGTTTGAGTCAACTGTCAGATGCTGTACGCAAAATGGGGTCAGGGGAGGCAGTGCAACCGTTCACTTCCCGATCTGGCACAAAGAAATCCAAGACATAATTGTCCTAAAGAATAACAAAGGGACAGAAGATAACAGGGTAAGAAAGTTAGACTATAGTATACAAATATCTAAATTATTTTATGAAAGATTCATACGTAACGAAAGCATTTCTCTTTTCAGTCCTCACGATGTTCCTGGCCTCTACGATAGTTTTGGTACTAGGGACTTCGACGACCTCTACAGAGAATACGAACGGAAGGAAGACATTCCGAGATCAACTGTTGCTGCACAAGAACTCATTCTAGATATCCTTAAGGAGAGAGCAGAGACAGGTCGTATTTACATCATGAATATTGACCACTGTAATGATCACTCATCCTTTAAGGATCAAGTATTCATGAGTAACCTCTGTCAAGAGATCACTCTACCTACAGATCCTATCCAACACATTGATGATGGTGATGCTGAGATAGCATTGTGTATATTATCTGCTGTTAATGTAGGTAAGATTAATAGGTTGGAGGACATGGAAGAGTTGTGTGACCTCTCTGTCCGTGCTCTTGAAGAGTTGATTGACTATCAGGGATACCCTGTGGCAGCAGCAGAAAGGTCTACATTGTACAGAAGATCACTTGGTATAGGTTTCATTGGTTTAGCACATTATTTTGCTAAGAATAATGTTAAGTATAGTGACCCTGCATGTTGGCAGTTAACTCATGAGTTGACCGAGGCATTCCAATACTATCTACTGAAGTCTTCTAATCAATTAGCAATTGAACGTGGTCCTTGTGATGGATTTGATCGTACAAAGTATCACGATGGCATACTACCAATTGATACATATAAGAAGGACGTGGATTCAATTGTTACCCACGAGTTGAAGTATGATTGGGATAGTCTTAGGACATCTATCACCACCAACGGTCTTAGGCACTCAACATTGTCCGCACAAATGCCTTCGGAGAGCAGCTCCGTTGTGTCAAATGCAACCAATGGAATCGAGCCACCTAGAGACTACTTGTCCGTTAAAAAATCAAAGAAAGGGCCTCTTAAGCAGATTGTACCGTCTTATGGAAGTTTAAAGAATAACTACACACTACTGTGGGACATGCCTAGTAACGAAGGTTACATTAATGTCGTAGCAGTGATGCAGAAGTTCTTTGACCAAGCAATTAGTGGTAACTGGTCTTATAATCCAGAGCATTATCCTGATGGTGACGTACCTGTCTCTGTCATGGCAAATGATTTACTTACTACTTACAAGATGGGATGGAAGACATCATATTATCAGAATACATATGATGCTAAGAAGGATGTAGATGAGCCAGCACATCCAATAGGATGGCATGAGTTTCAACCTACATCTGGCAATGATATTAATGCTCTATTAAAAGAGTTAGAAGAAGCAGATGAGTCAGAATGTGAGGCATGTAATGTTTAGTAAAGAGTTAAAGGAAGGGACTAAGAAGTCCCACAACGCAGCAGAGAATACCAAATTTGTATCACAATTCCTTAAGGGGGTGTTAGATCCAGATGAGTATGCTAAGTTGCTTAGTAACTTCTACTATGTTTATAGCACGATGGAGGAGTGTGTCAGTTCATCAACTGACCCCAAAGTTAAGAATCTACATCGATGGAATGCTACACTGTTTAGGACCTCTTTCATTAGCAGGGATCTTAGATACTACTATGGTCCTATGTGGAGAGAGAAAGCTAAACCTTCTGAAGCCTGTAACACATACTGTTATAGGATTAATGAGGTAGCTGAAAAGGATCCATACTTACTAATAGCACACCATTACACACGTTACATAGGTGACCTGTCTGGTGGTAAAATACTGAGAGGTATTGCTCAGAAGGCACTCAACCCACCTGTGGGTGAGGGTCTACACTTCTATGACTTCCCTCGTATTGAGGATGCGAAGGCATGGAAGGATGAATACAGAGCAGTGCTAGATGGTTTAAACTTTGATGAGCAGCAGAAGAATGCTTTAATTACTGAAGCAAACTATGCTTTCCGTCTTAACATGTATATGTTTGACGAGATTCAAGGTGATGCTGGTAAATCAGTATGGAAAATACTATGGAACACTATCCGAGGTAAGTAATGACTGAAAGGTATGACGATTCCAATTGGAGAGAAGAATACAAAGGGTATACTTCTAGTAGGTACGAATTAGACTTGCTTGAGAATGGACCTAAGAGTCTGTCTCAGTCATGGATGATGGGTGCACTACATAACAAGTGGAAGAAGATGAAGGGTTATAAAGACCCAGAGCCACCTGATTGTCAATCATCGTTATCGGAGTCATTAAAAAAATGGGGTTAAGTGTATTCAATACTGAGAAAGTAGACACTACTAAGCAACCAATGTTCTTTGGAAAACCTCTGGGCATGCAAAGGTATGATGAATACAAGTACCCTGACTTCGATAAGTTAACTCAGACACAACTGGGTTACTTCTGGAGACCTGAAGAGGTATCACTCCAGAAGGATAGAGCTGATTACAAGACTCTATCTGATCAACAAAAACATATCTATACTTCTAATCTGAAGTATCAAATACTCCTAGACTCTGTGCAAGGACGTGGTCCTGGCATGGCATTTTCACCTTACTGTAGTCTTCCTGAATTGGAAGGATGCATGGGTGTCTGGGAATTCATGGAGCAGATCCACTCTCGCTCCTACACTCACATAATAAAAAATGTATACTCTGATCCATCGGATGTATTCGATGCAGTATTAGATGATGATAAGATCATGGCTCGTGCAGAGTCAGTGACTAAAGCATACAATGATTTCATTGAATATGCTGGTCAGTATGCTAGTGGTAACCTATGGGCTAAAGATGCCAGGTCATCACCAAGTCATCAGTGGACAATAAAAGATCTTAAACGTCAATTATACAGGGCAATATTAAATGTCAACATCTTAGAAGGCATTCGTTTCTACGTCTCCTTCGCTTGCTCCTTTGCTTTCGGTGAGTTAAAACTCATGGAAGGTAGTGCTAAGATCATCTCACTCATAGCAAGAGATGAGTCACAGCACCTTGCACTTACTCAGAAAATAATCTATAAGTGGAGGAAGGGTGATGATCCTATGATACAGGAGATTCATGAGGAAGAAAAGGATAATGTTATCCAAATGTTTAGGGATGCAGTTGAAGAAGAGAAGGACTGGGCTAACTACCTATTCTCTCAAGGTCCTATGATTGGTCTTAATGAAAGATTACTTTGTCAATATGTTGAGTGGGTTGCTAATAGAAGAATGAAAGCAATAGGTATAGATCCCATCTATGATATAGCCGCCAAGAACAATCCATTGCCTTGGACGGAGCACTGGCTAAATAGTAAAGGTCAACAAAATGCTCCTCAAGAAACTGAGATTGAGTCCTATATCGTTGGAGGGATTAAACAAGATGTCGAATCTAATACCTTTAGTGGATTTAAGCTCTAACCTCTGGCGAAAGGTTAGGGATCGATGGTTTGGAAAATTGAATGAGAAGAAGGACTCAGCAGGAGAAAGTGATTTCCTCGCTGAAAGACCAGAGAACTGGTATAAAGGACCACTTATATTTCCTAAAATCTTTGAAGAGGGATTTGAAAAGGAAACCGCACAACCTTATAGGACAAAAAAGGTTGGACTCTATAATGAAGAATGGTCTGACTGATGATAAGAAATGTAACAAGTAATACATTTTTATTGCATAAATAGTTAGGGTATGATAACATACCTATACGTTCATCCCAGAAGGGACGCAAGTAAGCCGACACGGAACGGACATCGTTCATCTCAATGGAATTCCTAATTGCCACCGCCTTAAGTTGTGCAGATATATCAGAAATGGTAGATCGAATCAACAAAAACACAACGGTATCTGGTGCTGAAAAGCAGGAGATAGTTGACATCTACAAGGTTCACCTAGTAGAGGCAACAGGTTTGGAATGTAATTGGGACGCAAATGCCGACTGAAGGAACGGGTTTTATCCACCCTAACTTCGGAGAAAGCCAATGGCACAAGTTACTTACAGAGGTGTCAAGTACGACACTGACCGAGTACAACCTTCTAACAAGAAGGAAGTATCCCTCACATACAGAGGGGTCAAGCTTGTTAAACAGTTACAAGCAGTTTAATAAATAGTGGGGAGTTAACGCTCCCCATTTTTTATGAACTTATGAAGATAGATACCCAAGGGATGAGTGGTCCTGCTGACCCTAACTATAAAGGGAAACCTTTAGCAGAGCAGCAAGAGAACCTTCCCAAAGCAATCATCACACCTAGAAGATTATTTACTGAGAGTTATGTTAAGGAGATGAAGATCCTTATCAATGAAGTGTTGGATGAAAGACAATACCGAAAGGAATTGTCACAAGCGGTTGACAACCCCACACCTCCTCGAATATCATACTTTGATGTAGATCATTTTAAACATAGAATTGATGAACCAGAACCTCCCTACGAAGCGTAAACGCATCGGTGTTATGTGCTCTGGTAAGGGCACCAACTTTGAAAACATCGTTACCTCATGCAATAGGCACGAAGTTGTGCTTATGATACATGATAAAGAAAAGTGTGGAGCAGCAAAGAGAGCAGAGAAGTGGGGAATTCCACACGTAAGAATTAAGCACGACAGAGAAGACGAGATGATTGCACTCTTCCAGTCATGGAGAGTAGATCTAATAGTCTTAGCGGGGTACATGAGAATACTGAAGAGACCTTCAGACTTTCACTGCCCCATTATTAATGTACACCCATCACTGCTACCAAAGTATAAAGGATTACACGCAGTTGAAAGAGCCCTAGATAGTAATGATACCATAACAGGATGTACTGTACACTATGTGAATGAAGAGTTAGATGGTGGAGATATAATAGCTCAGAATAAAGTAGATATACTACCTGATGATACTGTTGACACACTGACCAGACGCATTCAACTACAAGAGTATGCACTGTTACCTTATGTGATTGAACATTATGAAACCCCAGTCAGCAAAAGCGAAAGGAAGACTCTTTCAGCAGTGGGTGCGAGACATGCTTATAGAGGAGAGGAATATACATCCAGAGGACATCGAGTCGAGATCGATGGGGGCGGGTGGAGAAGACTTGATTATGGCTCGTGATGCTAGACAAAAGTTTCCTTTTAGTATAGAATGTAAGAACCAAGAGAAGTTAAATGTATATGATGCTTATGCTCAGGCAGAAGCAAACTCAGGAGACCACGAGCCTATCCTGTTTATGAAAAAGAATCGTAAGAAAGCTCTTGCTGTTGTTGATGCCGAGTGGTTTATAAAAAATTATGGCAGTCCATAGTATGTTTGAAGTCCCTATCGTTCACTACGAGATAGCGAATTGGGATTTGAATAAGAAGAAGATATTAGATGCACTCCCACCAGAGTGTGAAGAGCATGCAGATGCTCAGGACAATGGATTGTTCACAGATTTCTTTGTGAATGCTAAGGAAGGATCAACTGATCTACCTGAGTATGGAGAGACAATAATCAGTGTGATTAAACCATACCTTGCTGACTTCTCTAGTCAGAGGAGGGTAGAGTTTACTGACATGTGGTACCAAAAGTATTACAAAGGGGTACAACATCAGGTGCACACTCATGGGCACAGTGGATGGTCCTGTGTAATGTATGTGGAGTTTGATCCACAGGTTCATGAACCTACTCAATTCTATTCACCATTTAAGAATCCTTGGAATGGTAACCTAGAGACCTTCCAACCTCCTGTAAATGAGGGAGACATGGTAATCTTTCCTGCAACTGTAATGCATGAGGCACCTGCAAATAGATCAGAGAAGAGAAGGACTATAGTATCATTTAATATCAGAGGTCATGTAGATGTAGTGAAGTATAAGTTATGGGAAGGTGATCCTATCAGGGTGGTGTCCTCATGACATTCAATTTATTCCCTGTGCCTGTAGAGTATATTCCTAACGCAGTAACAGACTTAGAGATCTTTTACTTGCAGAAAAAGATTAAAGAAATTAAACACATACATCATCAATCTATTAAGGGTAATGGTTTCAGCACTCATAATCCTCATGAGACATATCCATTACTCAGTCAGGACATACACATTAAACTACAGTCCTATCTTGATGAGTATAATAATAAGGTAGGCAACGTCCCTAGTCTTATAACATATACTTGGTCTAACATACAGCACAGGGATAGTATACTTAAGGAGCACTGTCATCCACAGTCTCTTGTATCGGGTGCTCTCTATATAAATGTAGATGATAAGCAAAAGATATATTTCCATAACCCTAACCCATATGTTTACTCCTCACCTAGAGAGAAGATCACTCCATATAATATGGAGCATCAATTTATTAAGGTTAATAAGGGAGACCTACTATTGTTTCCAAGTTGGTTGAGACATGGTAAGGATGATGAGGTAAACAATATGGATGATAGAACAGTAATTAGTTTTAATGCGACATGAGTATACCCGAAGAGTTTACAGTTTATAAAGAGTTACTTTGTAAGAAGGGCACAGATTTTGTATGGGGTAGACAGATACCTGACGAGGTATGCGATCACCTCATAGAATTCTGGGAAAACCAAAAATTCTTACGTGTCCAACCAGGACAGGTGTATGCTCAAGGTGATGTGACTACCAACCATGAGCTCAAAGAGTCTATGGATTGTATAGTACCTCATCAGATATCAATGCCACATATCCAAGACTATCTTGGTGAATTGCAGGGAGTGT